TGTGAATGGGCAGAACTTATTTCTGAACTACAAACGAGTATGGAAGATGACGAACATCTTAAATCATACGTTGAACTACGAATACCACTTACTCGACTTAATCAAGCAAGGAATGTTACATCATCCCATGCAAAATTAGTTCTAGACGTGCTACGTGAAATTGCCACATCTAGCCCTATATCAAAAGAAGACCAAACTAAACTAAACACTTTTATTATGCCAAATAAACCTATGTATAGAATATTCGAGATTGATGACCTTAAAGAACTTAAGGGGTTTACAGGTGAGTGGATTGTTCAAGAAAAATTTGATGGTCTTCGTATTCAGATTCACAAACTTAAAACTGTAAAAATATTTTCATTTAATGGTAGAGATATTACAGATAAGTTCCCAAAACAAGTAAAAAGATTAGAGCAAGATGTGTTTCCAAAATGTATATTAGATGCGGAAGCCGTTCTTTACAAAGATAACGAACCCCTACATAGAGCAGACACAATTGCTTATATTAACAAAAAAGACGCTAAGGCAGATATTAAAGTTCACGTATTCGATATTCTTCGGCATCAAGGTGAAGATATTTATGCTAAGAAGTTAGAGGAAAGAATTATGACTCTCTTTAAAGAATATTCTGCACTAAGCGACGACCAAATACAATTCCCATCTAAACGCGATACGCGCTCTGCAGATTCATACGAAGAGATAGAAGATTACGCAAAGGAAATAATGCAAAATCCAACATCAGAAGGAGTAGTTATTAAAGATAGTAAGTCATCATATGTTATTGGTAAGAAGAAAAATCCTAAGTGGGTTAAATGGAAAAAATTCATAGATTTAGATTTAATGGTATTAGAAGTTAGAGAAAATAAAAATGGGACTTATAGTTACACATTAGGTGCTGGACCTATGGATGACGATGATGAATATAAACCAGTTGTAGAACATGAGGGTAAAAAATACCTTAACGTTGGAAAGGCTCTAAATACAAAAGAAAAGGTAGAAGTTGGAGATATTATTAGAGTTAAGGTTGACGAAGTTCAAGCAAATAAAAAGGGATTTTCTATCTACTCTGCCAAATTTGTCGAGATACCTGAAGTAACAGAAGCGGAAAGAATTATTACCTTAAAGTTCCTTTCAGAAGATAACAAAAAAAGATTATCAGATTATACTATTGAAGCACTAACTAAATCATATGTAATTACAGATAACATACATGGGTCTGCAATTATTAAAGGTGAACTATCTATGGAAGGTTTTATCGTTCACGGGTTTGAAGAAAATAACCTCATGGCAAAAAATGCTACTATTGATATAGAACTTTGGAAGGAGGAACTAGGTAATAAGTATCTAAAGGATAGTGCTGTTTTAATGACATTGGTTAGTAATATGACTCAAGAAGATACCAAAGTATCTGTAAAAGAAATAATCTCCCGTGCTGAAAATATGAATAATATACTTAGTAGATTATTTAAGGGTAAGGGTGAAAAGTTAGAAGAAGAAGTTACTGCCTTTTTACGTGAGCGTGGTAATGCTTATGGTATTCTGTATGATAAACCTGCTCGTCTTTTTTATAATGATGATAAAATAGAATTAAAAGAAGAACCTACCACGTTTGAATTATGGCGAAGAAAGGACAAAGACCTTAATTTTGTAATAAAGCACAAAGGAAAAGAAATGGTTTGGCGAATAGAACAAAGTGAAGACATAGATATGTATAATTTGTTTGGTAAGGCGGATAAATTTTTAGCACAAATAGATACTGATGCGGATAAAGTAAAATTATTATCTAAAGGTGGTGCAGTAATTGGTAGTCAAAGAAATGGTTATCACGAATACATAATTGATTCAAAAATGTATGATGGTAAGATACACTATCGGGTCGTACCATTTAAAGATAAGAATAAGTGGATAGTATGGACAGGTTATAAAACCAAGCCCACAGATAAGACAAGCGATGAAGGACTTGTAAATATCTACGACGATAAGTATAAAAAACTCAAGTTTTCCGATTAACTTTATATAGTATAGTGGATTAACCTCTGAGTATGGCGTTAAGCACAAATATGCTAGGAGCGCATTTTGGAGCCGGAAGTGAACTGGTTATTCTAAAGGGTAGTAGAAACGAACCTTTAGTAATTGCTGGCTACGCATCAGTAGATGTAGTAGATAAGCAGAATGACCTAATTACGTTAGATGCACTTAAGGAAGCATCTGATAAGTTCATGAAAGGTGATTATAAAAATGTTATGATAACGCATTCCAATGTGCAGGTAGGAGAAGTGATTGATAATTGGACGGACTCAAAAGGAAATGTATTAAAAACACAAGTTGATGATACAGGACTTTTTGTAGTTATTAAACTTAGAGAAGATATTGAGAAAGCAAGAGAAGTAGGACGTGAGATTCGTAGGGGAAATCTACGTTCTTTTAGTATCGGAGGTCAAGCCCTTCACAAGTCGAATAGATACGACCCCGATGTTGGAACATATAAGGAGATAGATAAGTTGGAGTTACACGAAGTAACGATTTGTGAAGAAGGCATAAACCCCGAAGCGAAATTCGATATTGTTAAAGAACATAAAAGAGATGATAAAATGTCAGAAGAAATTGCAAAAGCATTAGAAGAATTTAACGACGTTGTAGCAGCATTGCGCAACCAAGTTGATATTAAGAAAGATGATTCAATGGACGAGGAAAACATGGAACCTATGATGGAAACAGATGAGGAACTCATGGAAGCCCCGGTAGAGAATCTTATGGATAAGGCTGAAGAAGATGACGAAGAGATGTTAGACGACGAGGAAAATAAGGCTGAGTCCGTAGTATACGGACACAACGAAACTGGTCAGTCCCGCATTGATGGTGCATTAACTGGACGCTACAGTGGCGAATTTAAGAATTTCGTCACACGAAAGTCCGAGAGTATTAACTCATTGGACTTAAGCGAGGAAACCCTCGCAAAGGCTTACGAGCAGTTTAAGTTAGAAAAGGAAGAGGCCCGCGCTTATGATGTAATCAAGGAGCAGTTTGAAAACCTTTACGAGCAAGAACTAAAGTCAGAAGCAGAAGATATTGCTAAGGCAAATTACGACGCTGCTGCTGAAGTCGCTGCACTCAAGAATGAGTTCGCAGAACTTCGCAAGTCATTAGAAAGTAATAACAATGTTATTGCAAAGCAGGTTCAGAGCGTTGCTGCTGGACCACAGTTAAGTGAGGAAATGCTCTTAAAGATGCAAAACATTGGAGAACTATCGTGGGAAGAGGTTAACGCCCTAGCCCGCGAACTACAGGAGTGATATAAATGAGTGTAAACACAATTAGAACAATTCAGGATTTAGAACGAGCAACCTACGGTAGTATGGGTGGAATGCAGTTACTAAAGGGAGCAGGAGCAGAATCAGGTATTCACTCCGCTCACGATGTAACTCTTCAATCTGCATTTAACGGTAGTGGGCTTTACAACCATATTTACGGACAGAAAGTTTGGTCAATGCTTAACCGCGAAATTAACGCATTAAGTATTTTACCTAAGAAACCTTGGTCTTCCTCCGGTTGGCGCATCTTAAAGGAGCGAGCAATTGGTGGCGGAGCAGATGTTTGGGCTACGACTGGTGGAACTGGTCACGGTTCTCTAACAGAAGGAGCAATTGGTGGTGTAGCAGAAAATGCAGCATTTACAACAAGTGCAACAGATGGACTAAGTCCATTGAAGCCAGTTTATGATGTACTATATGCTAGCCCAAAAACCATTGCACATCAGTTCGAGATTTCCGAACTTGCTGCTGCTATGGCAAAGATTGACGATGGAATTGGCGATATTATGTCTGCTTACCGTGAAGAAATTGGTGTTTCTCACGCAGAAGTCATGAATCATATGGCTCTAATGCCACTTGAATCCCAATTTAGTGGTGCTACACCATTAAGCGGAATTGCTAACAACCTAACTTCTTTGTATAAGATTGTATCTTCATATGATGAAGTTAACGCTATGGACGGTGGAGTAATTATCACTGGTACACAAACTGCTGCTGAAGAATTAGTACGTCTTTATGGTCATGACCGCGCCGCTTCTGGTGCTGATTGGCTAAACGCATATGTTGACTACGGTTCTTCATACGCTGCACGACGACCATTAACTCTTAACTTGTTAAACACAGCATTACGCGAGTTGCAGATTCGTGGCGGTTCACCAAAGGTTATCCTAACAGGATATGATACAATTCAGGCCCTCGGTGAATTACTACAATCTCAAGAACGATTTATGGGACGAACAGAAATTGTTCCTACTCATAACGGTGTTCGCGGTGTAAAGGGACGAGAACTTGGATTCAAGGTTGCAACATACCATGATATTCCAATTATCCCAACAAAGGAAATGGGAAGTACTGGCTCAGGAACTGGTCTATCAGATATACTTATCTTAGATACAGACCATATTTTCCTATGCACTCTAAAACCAACCGAATATTTCGAGGGCGGTATTGACGCTGGCGACCCATTCGGTGTAGGCAAACTTGGAAACCGAGGGCTTTACCGAACAATTGGTGAAGTCGTCTGTACTTTCTTCAAGGGTCAAGGTAAGATTACTAACCTTTCGTGAGTGTGATATAAGATGACACATACAGTAACACTAATTAGTGACCATTTAGGCTCGACTCGTCCTAGAGTTATGGGTAGTGAATATGTTGTAGATGCTAGTATTGATATTACTTCATATACCGCTAACGGGGAAACAATTACTGCCTCTAGTTTAGGCTTAAGTGAAATTTCTTGTGTAGTAGTATCTGGTATTTCAGTAGATACTATTTCTGGTGGATATGCTGTATCTATGATTAGTGCAGAAGTAGCATCTGGAGCAACCGATGGTGGTAAATACCAAACGGGTGCAAACAGAAATGAGTTTCAAATTCATGCTGCTGCTGCATCTAATACTGATAACATTGGCGAAATTAGAGTAAGAGTTTGGGGACTACTTTGAGGTGAATAAGATGGTTCGAGTACGATACTTAAATGGATTTTGTCGCGTATATGGTAAAGAATTTTACCCTAATATGTGGACAGAAGTACCGGACGATTGGCTGCCTAGATTAAGTAATGATGCAGGTTGGGAAATTGAAGGAGAAACAACAGAAGAAACAACAGAAGAAACAACTGAATTAGTTGAAGAAACTGTTGAAGAAACTGTTGAAGAAACTCTTGTGGTGGAGGAAGAAGAATCTTCCGATGAAGCCCAAGAGGAACCTTCACTATCAATGACCAAAAAAGAATTACAAGGTCTATGTGACGAAAAAGGACTTGAGTATTCTAAGTTAGATACTAAGTCCACACTTCTAGGTTTATTATCCGGTGAAGAAGAATAATTATTATGTCCGCTATCCGCAAATCTACACTAAGTTTATAAGTAGGTTTGCGGGTAGTGGTATTAAGTCGGTGACTATATGCCTAGAACAAGAAGCATTAGATGTACTGAAAACACAAATGTTATTCAGCAATTAGAAAAGATACGTGATGGTAATGTTACCACGCACGAAAACCCCTGTATGTTTAGGGGATTATTAATAGTTAGTACTAACTCTGGAGCAGATGTTGGTGCTAATTTTAGTATTTATGAAAATAATATTGGTAGTGGATTTACTGTCCCTGCCGCTGTTGCTGTTTCAGCATCGAATAAAACAATTACTTTATCTAGTGGTTCATGGTTAAATCGCGGCTTACGCGTTGGTATGGTTATTACTATTTCTGGTTCCGATGAATCAGGTAATGATGGTGATAAAACAATTACCGCTTTAACCGACACTGTAATTACTGTATCGGAATCAATGGCTGATGATGCCTCAGATACAGGTATGGTAATTGATATTAAAGGTGGAGATACTGTTGGATTAGTCGCAAAGTTCGCATATAAGAGTATGGGTTCTAGCGGTGGAGCCGGTGGAAATGACCCTACTGAATTATACGAATTTAGTGGTATTCTTTGTCGTGGTGGACTCCGAATTGAATCAAGTTCTTGGAGTAATTTAGAGGCTTACATTCTTGTGGAGTGAGCCACTTGACTTCTGTTCTTGCATTTAAGGACTATACTGCAATCGGTGCAGAAACAAAGTATACCCAAGAAATTGCTATAAATTTATTAAATAAATATATTTTTCCAAGTACTGCTTATGAGGGCGAAATAAATAATGTACAAAATCCTAGTAGAGTAGTAGAGGACGCTTCAAGAATTGCACAAATTAAAGGCGTGAAGCGTGGATTAATTAGTTGGTTATTTTCTCATGAAGATGATGCCGAACAATATATTCCTAACTTTAACGAACAAGAGTTTGATAATATTAATAGAGATGCGTTTAATAGTATTTTAGACATGAACATGCAGGACTTTTTACGTGGTGTCGAAGGAACTACAGTAGAAGCCTTAACTCAAAGTATTGATAATCTTGATGTAGCGGCAGTTGGTGCTGATAAATTTAAAGCAATCGCAGATGCAGTTAAAGATGGTAAATTTTTCAATACAAATATTACGTTACGAGATATTAAAAATAAAACGGCAGTAAGCGAACAATTTTATAAATTAACACCTACTACTGTAGATGACCCCCTCTTTCAACAATATTTACAAATGACCGAAGATACACAATATGCTACTGCTAGTTCAGCAAAAGAAGGCACAAAAAAGGGCTATCTTAATATCAATAAAATGCTAGAAGTCGCAAAAAGATGGGCTCATGTTATTTCATCAAGAGAATTTACTAAAATTTTAAATGGTGTAGAATCTAATACAACCGATGAAGAACTAGAAGAATATAGAAGGCAGGGAGTGGATATAAAGTGGGAAGGTCTTAATTCACCTGAAGATATTATTGCACTTATGAAAAAAGGAGAAGATACACCTTGGCAGATAATCTTGGCTAATTTTTTGGCACGTAGTATTGTAGATAAAAGTAGACCAGACCATATATCATATAACTACGAATTATTTTACCCATTATCTGTGTTTGATGAATTTTCAAAAATGGATGAACTGTTAGATGAAATTAAATCTGAATCTCTAGATAAATTAAAAAAATTTATGGTTAAAAACACATATGATTTTTCCTTTGACGTAGAGGACTTTGAAAAAGATTTAACATTTAATAATAACTTCAGTGATGGGGATGACTTAAATAAATTTTTAAACGTCTGCCATGTTATAGAACTAGTTAATGAACACGATAATAAAAAACTAAAAGGTTTAGATGCAGTAAATAAATTAGCATCAGAAATCGCAGAGGAGGTTTTAGAACAACTTTCTGGTGGTAAAATAATAGTGACACAATCTACTACTAAACAGGTAGATGTAGAGTTAGACGGTAAAAATTTACCATTAAGAATATTAGAGGGGACAAACCCCATATCTATAAATGACATGGAAGATTTACTAGGTGAGACAGAATACACTAAAGATACAATAAATATGTTAGATGGAAAACAGGATGATGCTAGTATTATTGAAATATTTGATAAAATAACAAGTAAAAAGAAAACCGATAAAGGAATTGCATTCTCGAAAGCGATAGTATATACTAGTACTTCTGAGAAAGATACTGTAGAACTATCACTAAATATTAACTTAGATTTGTCTAAAAAATCACCAATTCCTGACGCAGCAAAAAGTATGACTAAAACTAGAAAACCTAACATACAAAAATTTAATAACGAGTTAAATTTACAAAAATACGCTGAAGTAAATACAGATAATACAGAACCAGCCAAATTATCAGTCGATGAACAGTTACTTAATATTGCTGAAAAGGCTTTAGACACTTTACAGGATTTTGGAAAAACACATAGAATGTTATCTATAATTAAAGGTAATGATGTTCAGAAAATACTAAGGCAGACCCAAATAAAATCTGTTATTAGTATTTTAAATTCTGTTATCAATTCGGCTAGTGATGAGGTAAAGGGACAATATTCTGAAAGATTATCTAATATTACGAATGTTATTGTAAAAGATGATTTACAATACGATGAATTAATGACTGTTATAGAACCAATGTATACTTTAATAACTGATATAACCCAACAATTAGAGCCTAGTGATGATGAATTAATGCCTGAAACTTCAGATATGTCCGACGAAGAATATGAAGAGTGGGCGGA